GGGCTTGATTGGGACTAGTATCGGCATGGAGCTTGGCCCTGCTACACAAGACCGAGTTGACTACATCACTAAGCAAGTACAGAACGAGCCTGATCCAGAAAAACGCGCCGCTGCTATTGCTCAATATGTTCGTGATACAAAAGATGTTACGCTGACTGCGGCTACGGTAAGCGGACTATTCGACGCTGTTATCGGCCCTGAAGCCGATATTGCTAAACGCATGTTGTCTGGGGAACTACGGCAACAAACCCGCAAAGAAATTTTAAAGGCTATTCCAAAAGTTGCGGCAAAGAGTGGCGCCCAAGAATTCTTAACTGGTGGTTTGCAAGAGACCGTGATGATTAATGCCGAGCGTATGCTTGGCGAACAAACCGGCGATGCGTTAACTAAAGAAAACATCATACGTGTCGTTGACTCTGCGTTGTCGGAAGCTATCGGCGGTCTTGGTATGTCCACCACAATTGAAGGTGCGCGGGCGCTAGGAGCTAAAAAGAATATTGCCGAAACGAATACTCGTGAAGGTCAAGCAATCCGTGATCTTGACGCGCTCGCAGATAGAGAAGAACAAAGTGCCGGTGCCGCCGAAACCACAACTAAAAAATCTAGAGCCGCTAAAACTACAAAGGCTGCGCCACCACCACCACAACTACGTTCGTTGGACAACTTAACTGAAGAAGAAGTAAGTGTTATCCAGCGTCAGTTGTATGCAGAGCTTGGTAGACCTGCAAATGAACAAGAACTTCGGAAGGCTTTCGATGACTACATTGTGGAGCAAAACGCGGGTAATACAACTGAGTCCGGAACAGATAGAACTGGCTTTTCGGGTGTTGGCTTTGGATTCGAGGACACAGGGGTTTCTGATACCGGAACCACTACAACATCTACTTCTGGAGGATTGGATGGAACTAGCGAGGCTACTACAGTCTCTGGAATACCAAAAAGAAATGAGTCAGCTTCATTAGAAGAACAAGAAGACGCCGCGTACGATTCGCTTTTGCAAGCGCAGCAGCTACAAGATGATGTAATGGAAGAAGGTGGCGTTGCATGGACAGAATACCAAGCCGCCGAAAAAAGATTTAATTCGCTTACTGAAAATACTCCAGAAGAAGAGCAGGTAGCTGCAAACCAAGCATTTGAAGAAGCAAAGCAAAAATTAGATGGGATAGGAGTTAGACTTAGAGAATCTATATATAAAGTAGAAGAAGCAACGCAAATATTTAATGATTTAAACGCGCTCCTAAAAGAAGCTAGGACGAATGCAACGCCAACCGCAGAAGAAGTAGTAAATGAAGAAGAAGTAAAAAGCGGCGTAGACATAGCCGCGCTCGAACAAGAAGAACTTGCTCGACACGATGCAGTAAGAAATATTGTAGAACAACAAAAAGCGCTTCTGACTAAGGCTGGTCGCATCCCAGCAAAAAATTCCCCTGCCCGTAAAAAGTATGAAGAGCTAGAACAGCAGCGCATAGAAGCGCACTGGGATTGGGTTGCGTCTGAGAAAAAATTGATGGACGCTAAAGCCGCCAAAACAAAAACACAAGAAGATGCGGAGTTAGCAAATAACCCTGAAGTAGATGCTGCTATACAAGAAGTCGAAGCCGCAAATAATGCGTACTTTTCGGCAAAGTCTGCTGAAGAAAGAAATACGTTAGCGCAAAGGAGACGGGAAGCGTATGCTAAGTTGGGGCAAGCCAAACTTAAAGCTAAAGGGGTTTTAGAGTCGGTTGATACCGAAGATACTTCTGCTGATACACAGGATAAAGACGTACTACCTAATCTTGCGCGTCGTTTATCGCAGATAGATACTTCTCTTGCGGACATGGTGCCGCAAAATCAAAACGGCATAAACCGAATTAACCAGTTGTGGAGAGACGGCGCAATAACGTATTTTGAGTACACCCGTGAGATGAATAAACTTACGGAGCGTCTTGCTGAACAACGCGCAATGCGTAATGCTACTAGGTCTAATTTACCAAGAGAGCGTGGATTCGGTAGGGTTGTAAAAGCATTAGAAGATGCGGCTAGACAAGGAAGAATTTCTCCGCAGATGGCTGACATGGCAATCTGGTTCCTTACGCAAAACCGTGCAATCGCTGCGAATTTAGCTATATCTATTGCCGAACCTACTGGTTCTAGGGGGGCTATAGCTGAGAGCGCTGACGGTATATACCAACGAACACAACGCCTTATAAACCTGTTCCTAGTTCGTGATAAAAACGGTGTGTATAGGGAGATGGATGATCTTACAGCGGTGCATGAAATACTGCATCATATGGAGAGGATGCTCCCTGACCATTTACGTAAGCTAATACGAAATGAATGGCGCGTAAGACTTGAGGTTACTACAAAAGAAGCAGAGCAAAAGCGCGATAAAGCTAACGCAGATATAGAAAAATACACTAAAGATTTAAACAGCTTTGACGTTCGTAAACGTAATGAAGCCCAAGATAGATTAAGACGGGCGCAAGATGAAGTTACACGCCAAGAAAATATATTAAATTACCTCCATGTTGTTGCGGAAGCAAATGCTACACAAGATGGTAGCGCGTATACACGCGCATTAAATATGATTGTAAAGGGGGAAGTACCCCGTGCGCTTTATGCGTTAATGAACCCTTCAGAATTTTGGGCGGTTACTGGCTCTAATATTATTGCCGGTAGGTACGGCGCAGCCTACCAAAATAGATTCCGTAGGGTCATTCAGTATTTAAGAGAACTTGTACAAAAAGTAAAAGAAGTTTTTGCTTTACCAAGTGATGATCCTATTATCCGTGGAATAAACGCCGTGTTGCGTGGGGATGGTACGTTTGTAAGCCGTGAAATGTTGATGGACGGTGAGAACATAGTGTTCCCGAATATAAACCCAAGCAAGGGCTGGACTACGGCTGAAACCGAAATTAGTCCAGAAGAGAAAAGACTGCAAGAACAGTTTAATAAAACCGGAGACTTACATCCTTCCGTGGTAGAAGCTATAAAGAATAACGACCTAAACGGCGCGTTAAAAATACTTTCGGAGAATATGACTGGGTTCTATGGTGAGCTAGCCACAAAACTTTTGTCTCTCAACCTGCAAACTACTATTAGTTTTGATAATACTGAACAAGTTGCGCAGCAAGTAATTAACAAACTTGTAGGGCCGCAAATTAGTCGCATCATGAGTTATTTAGAAGTTGCCCAACCTAAAATATATGCGCAGTATTTTTATGATTACCGTAACCCTGAAAATATAAATAAAGTAGCTTCTGGATTAAACACGCTTATGTTTTCAGTCCTTGCGGGTAAATACGCAACTGTAGTAACAGGACTTGGCCCAATTGCAAATGAAATTAGAGATGCTGCTACCGTATATAGGCAGATGTATAACGCTAAATATATGCCGGGCGCGTATTTTAATACACTTAATACTATTACCTTAGATAGTAAAAGGATACGTGGGCTTGGTAATCGGATACTTTTACATGAAGTAATTCATGCGGCTACAGTTTCATTACTAAAAGCAGACTCGTCTCAACTTACCCCTGAGCAACTTGCTGCGCGAGAAGAACTTATAAAACTTTTTCAAATTGCTAAAGACAACATAAAAATTAAACACTACGGGTTTACTAATATAAAAGAATTTGTTGCCGAACTATTTACTAATGAAGAATTTTATAAAGACTTAAAAAAGATTCCATACCCAGCGGCAAAAAATTACGCTGCCGAATCTGGTATGTTGTCTAAATTTATTAACGCTATCTTCAAACTAGTCGGCTTTAACAATCTTGCTAGTCGTGCAATGACGGAAGCCGAGAAGTTATTTACTGCCACTCGATACCAAGAAACTAAACCTTCAGGCCCAGACTTTGCTCAAGGTAAGAAACGAGGTAAGCGGGTACGTGGGCCTATAACTACCCCTAGCACTTATCGAGATGCAGAGAGCCAACAAGGTTCAATTTTGCAGACTATGAAAGATGCATACGAAGGTCGTATGGAGTGGAAAGATGCTATAAAAATTATTGGCCCTGCTCTATGGGACTCTAAAAATACTTTAATGAGGCAAGTAACTCTCCCGGTGCTTAACCTAACTCATCTTGAGGATTTGACTCGTACAAAGTTTACGCAACTTACTGGCGCCCTTACAATCATTCGAGACATGGTTGCGTATCGCGCTAAGAAATTAAACGTTGCTTCGCAGATTACCGCCGACTGGGTTAGGTTACAGAATAAGAATTTTGCGCAATCTCAGTTGATGGGTCGCATCATGATGGAAGCCACTATACGTGGTATTGACCCAGATACCGCGCAGCCCGGTGCGTTAAACGCCGAACTGCTAAAAGCTTGGAATACTCTTAAACCTGAGTACAAAGATATTTATAGACGCGTTCGTAACTTCTATTCTGATTCTGTCAATCGGATGGTTCGGGAGATGAAGCGTAGGGCATCGGCTATCCAAGACCCTGTGGCGCGTGCAGAAAAAATACGCCAGATTGACGCTCAGTTCGGCCCAGATAAATTAGTCAAGCCCTATTTCCCTCTACGTCGTTTTGGTCAACACTGGTTCCAAGTGGGTAAAGGCGAGTTCAAAGAGTTTTACGAATTTGAAAGCCCAATAGCGCGAGACATCGCCATGAAAAAACGCATCCGGGAGTTATCGGGTGGGAATGAAAAGCAAAAAGCTTTGGTTAAAACGGTGCGTAAAGGTAATGGAATCTCAGAACTTTATGGTAAAAACATAGGTACTACTCAGGTACTAAAAGATGTTAATGAGTTAGTACAGAACATTTCGACTACAGATGTAACTGACCTAAAAAACCAGTTAGAAGATAGCCTGAATCAGCTTATCTATATATTGCTACCTCAGCAAAGTATGCGGAAGATGTTTATCAACCGTAAAGCAATTCAAGGTGCTAGTTCAGACATGCTTCGCGTATTTGCTACCACTGCGGTGCATAGTGCGTATCAGCAGTCTCGGTTTATGTACGCAGAGAAATTCTTACAGAACTTAAACAACGCACGAAGCGAAATCGACGGTGCTGAAACGGCTGGTATGTTGAATGCCGACCAAGCAGCCATGCATAGAGACTTTATTAACGAAGTAGAGAAACGTGTTCCTACTATTATGAGTAATGAGGATACAAGCCTTGTTGCGCAGGTAGCAGGTAAAGCCTCAGAGATCACGTTCTACTATATGTTATCGGCTCCATTTACAGCAATACTTAATACAATCGGCGCGGTGCAGTTGGCTATGCCGTATATCGGTGGGTCTTATGGGTACCTTAAAGCAAACACACTACTTGTTAAAAATTTAGGTAAGTATCTTGGGACTGTGCCGAAACGAGTATTTAGTCCTATTAAAAATGGCACAATTGTAGGAGTAAGTTTCCCTTCTATTGTAGAAGGTGCAAACCTTTCGCCTTTGTTACGTCGTGCGGCAGATCGGTTTATTGATAACGGGCAGATTGATATATCAATAACTAACGACATTATGAATTTAGGAGATCGTCCGTCAGCGCTTTATACCGGCATAGGGGCTACGGTTAAGAAAACAATCTCTGGTTTGTTCCATCAATCTGAACGTATGAATCGTGAGATTATTTTGATGACTACGTTTGAGCTAGCGTACGATAAATTTTTAAACGATTACCAACGTCAACCGGGCATGGAAGGACTTCGCGGAGTTTACTTGCGAGATGCTCAAGGTAATAAAATAAAAAATACTCCAGCCCAAGCATTTGAGCTTGCTATTGAAGATGCTACTCGGGTAGCCGCCTTAACGTTAGGTGACTTCTCTCGGCAGATGAAAGGTCGCGTTTTTGCAAACCCAGCCGGTATGGTGCTTTTGAAATTTAAACAGTATCCAATTTTGGCGATGTACGCTCTTGCACGTAATTTAGATTATGCAGTCAGACCCTACGATAAAGAGGAGCTTGCCCAATACAGGAGCATGTTGGAGGAAGAACTTAAAAACGCTACCGACAAAGACCAAATTATTGAACAACGGATGGAAGAAGTTCAAGCGCAGCAAAAAGCTCTAGGTAAAGAAGCGCGTCGTCGGCTTGCGGGTATTCTTGGTATGACTGCTGTTCTAGGCGGTCAAGCTGCAATGCCATACTTCTCTTTGGTTATTGGCACGTTAGTTAAGATGTTTGCCGGTGACGACGAAGATGATTACTTCGATTGGGAAAACTGGTTCTATAATTATATGGAAACAGAGTTCGGTGGATATCTTGGAGCGATGCTTGCTAACGCAGGAGTAAAGCCAGAAACCGCAGAAAAAGTTGGGCGTACTACTGGAGAGATTGTTTCCCGTGGCGTACCCGCTGCTATGGGCATGGCGCTATCAGATCGTATTAGCTTAGACCCTAAAGCCCTACTATGGAGAGATGGTCGCTATTCCCCAGATGCCCGTGAGAGCTTTATTGAGTCCGTCATTGCTAACTCTGGCCCTGTTGTTGGTCTTGGTATGAAAGGTATAGATGCATATCAACTAGCAAAAGAAGGTCAGTATGAACGTGCCGCCGAAGCTGCGCTTCCAGCAATTGTATCCAAACCACTATCCGCTGTTAGGATGAGTAAAGAAGGCGCAAGAACTAAGGGTGGGGACGTAATACTAGATGACTTCACTGCTACAGAATTAGCTATGCAAGCTATCGGCCTTCAGCCTGAACGGTTAGCGCAGAAACAAAAAGCTGCTATTGCAATGAAACAGAAAGAACAAAAGATTCTGGACGAGCGCAGCGCAATTATGAATAGGCTGTGGCTGGAACGAGATAATGATGATGGGTTCGATACGGCGCTTGAACGCGCAAGTGAATTTAGTATAAAACACCCCGGCCCCGGTACAGCTATTACGATAAAAAATATTAAAGAGTCTTTCAAGAAGAGAGCTACCCGTGCGGCTGAAGCAGAAGCCTTCGGTGCCGACATTGATAAGAGATTACGTGGGGAGCTATCGGGTATGGGTGGATTTGCTGAAGATGAAAATTAAAAAAGACCCCCGGCGAAGAGGAGGGATGCCGGGGGCGGGTACCGCAAGGAGAAACAACATGAAGGTGTTGCGGTTCCAATCATACCCCTAAACTCTCCATGTGCGCAAGCCTCGGATACCATCTTCAATAACAACTTTAAAAACTACTTTAAATCCAAGACGGCGAGTAGTTTTTCTAATAGCATCTCTGGCTTGCTGCGCGTGTATGCAAGGGGTAAAGAAGGACGCCCCGATCGGGAAATCCCTCCAATTAATGTTGTAACTAATCCCATCAATTACCATCAGTGCCGGTGGCTAAGGCTTCCCCATCTGCGTCGGAATCGGCTTTGGCTGCACCGATATAGGTATCTGGGTCAAGGAAATCACCGCGAGAGCAATCAAATACGTACGTATCTACCGGCGGGGTGCTGGATAACTTAGTGCCTTTCGACATACGCTTCTTTATTGTGCCGACATAAACACCCTCAGAGGCAAGAGCGTTTAGTACGTCCTTTAAAGTAATCTGATTCTTTGAGCAATACTCCCTAAACTTTTTAGTAATAATGAATAGCTTTTGGGTATCAGGCTCCATGCGCACCGTCAACTCCCCCCGAGGCTCTAGAATCGGCAGAAGCTCAACCCCCGTGCGTTTATCTATCTCGTCGTTAATAACCAAAGTATTCTGGCGTTGCTCATTCCAGTATTCGCCTATAACGCTAGCATAGCTAGATGCCGGTGGTTTAATCTCTTGGCGCATCTGGGTAAACTCTTTGACTAACCACTTAAATACTTTGCCGACGTCAATGTCAATCAAGCCAAGCCTACGTGCAAACATAGCACCGGCGATATTACATGCGGCTACGCCAGACCAAAACCGCTCTCGGTTTGTAAAGCCAATCTTACGGTCTATAAGAAGCTGGATATCCTTAACTTCCCTGATACGCTCTTCAAGGTTGCATACTAAGTCGCGGATGTATATACGCCCAGCGTGTCCGTAATTTGTATACAATTTTGGGAACAACTCGTCAGCTTCTTCCTTTGTAAGTACCTTAGTCTCCGGAATGGTGTACTCAATAACCCGCATCAATTCACCATCAGCAGTTGCTTTAAGAGACTTCAACTTATCCACAGCCGATGCATTTGAGGAACACAGCAGCATAGTTTCCCATCTGGCAAAATTATTACGTTCGGCGTTCTCGTTAGACTTCATCCTCCCCCTGCCCCTACCCTGCGATGCTGCATAGGAAAGGTCTGAAAAATCTTCAGGGGTCATCTTAGTAAGTTCATCACACCCAAGCGCGAGGTTATTCATTACTCCAAGGCGGTGTAGTTTCACGTTCATAGTATCGCGCTGAATTAGCATGATTTCTTCTGGGTGCCCGTAAACGCTATGCATCGCCTTAATTGCCGTGGTTTTACCAGTACCAGATTGGTTATTAATCATGTTGATTAACGCGCCTTTTAGGTTCAAGTGTTTCAGTAACGGTGCGCCGAAAGCAGTAAAAAACCCAAACGCCATCGGCTCTAAACCGGGCATGTCGTATACGTTAACTACCTTCTTCCATTCCTCCAGCGATCCCACAGGGATAAAGTAATCTGATAGAGGTGCGGTGTAACTTGATGGCGGGCTATATCTATCCCCATCTGCACATATCTCGGTATCGCCCACAACGAATGAACGGTTACCTTCAGTCCATCCAAATTGGGTTCTCATAATGTCTGCTCCTTCTCTACATTGAAGTTCTTTTGTAAATCTGACGATATATACCATGATAGCGTCCATCTGCTTTTTTAAGGCAATAACGCCATACCATGCTAGTTTCTCGCGCAGCTTCTCTGTTGTTAGTAAATCTACCGCAGGTAAAGCAAACTCCCGCACACCATCTTTAGGGGTATGCAGTCGCATCCAAACAACTTCACCATGCTGCGGGTCTTTCATACGCTTGACTACATATAAATCATGCTCGTATATAAGAACCGCCTCGGTATCGTCCTCGTCATCTGCCTTCCTATACACCCCACCGCCCTTACCACGAAAATATGGAAATGGGTACTCCGGTATGGTATAAGTTACTGGTTTAATAGCATCTGACGCAGTAAACTGAACAACGTTATCTTCTGGCTCCGCTGCTATAACTTCTTGACCAAGCACAATAGGAGATGTGATCTTGCCTTTATTTGGACAGTTATTACAGCCATCGGGGTTGATCTTACTAAACGCGTCGCAAGTGTACGGCCCCTTTATCTTAGACGCTTTGTTTAAAGCCGCCGACTCCGAATACTCTGGATGCCTAAACGATATGTCGTGTACAGCTTTTTCCATATCCACACAATGCGCGGCTATAGATAATGCGGCTCTCCATCGAGGTTCCTCTAAAGTTTCTTGATCTGCAACCGCAGCAGCTAACTGTGGGCATGCACCGTCCTTCTCAACCTTCATCATTATGGTTGAAAACCGAGACTGCTTATTTCCCATCAATGATTTTGTTAACTCATTAATCTGAGTGCGGGCATATTCAGGGACTTCATCAAGAACACCAACTATGTCCTTAAACTCTTCATAGCTAGTCTCTGTACCGACACACATTAAAACAACATCTAACGGAGGATCGCCCTTCGTGTTAAAAGTTCCGGGTATCCTAAGAATAGATGCTGCATCGGAAGTACGCGCTGGGTCTGCATGCAAGCCACGCTCATGACAAATAGTTTTTAACCTATCTGCAATAGGCTTCCATTGCTGCCTAGTAATAGCTTCTTTAAGCGCCCAATAAACATGCACCCCGCGACCGGAATTTACTAACGTCGGCTTAGGTAAACCTAAATCTTCACAGAAGTATTTAAGGGCTTGTACCCCATCACCTTGTGATTCATATGGCTTACCTTCTCCGCAATCAATATCTAGCCAGAACGCTTTAATATTTTTAACGTTGTCGGCGGTGCGGGTGTTGTTTACTTCGTACTTAGAACAAGCAAAATAAACGTCATAGCCCTTTGATAGTAATTCATCTATTTCGCTATCTACTTCTTCTAGGGTTTGCGCGAAAACCTGCTTCGGCATTCCGGTCTTTTTTAATCCTATTACACAGTACCACCCCTCATCGGATAGCACTGCGGACAACAAGTCTGTTCTTGCCATTTTTATCGCCGCCAATGCCGGGGTTAAACGGAAAACTTAGCTTGCTTCAGCATGTCCCATATCTTTTCGGCGTTAGACTTACGAGGCGCCCATTCACCTACAAACCATTTGTAGATAGTCATCCTGCTAACGTTAAAGTATGCTGCAACATCAGAAACTGGTATTTCTTTTGCGATACAGAATCGCCCCAGCGCAACACCGGGGCTTTCCGTACTAGCCGCTAAGTTCGCTTTTATAATCCTAGAAGCGTAACCACGGTTATCCATGATTAGTCATCTGTAGACCAGTTATTAATTACATCAGCAAAGTCCTTTTTCGCAATAGGCTCTGCATTCTTTTTTGCCACGCGCTTAGTCGGCTCCGCGATTTCCTCTTCCGCTTCCACGACTGTAGTAGCTTTAGGAGCTAAAGCCTTTTTCTTGACCCCATCCGTAGATGCTGGAGTTTGCGCAATTGCCGCCTTAGCTGCTGGACTGTCACCCTTTTCACGGGCGGTTTCCCATTGTTCGCGGGTTAGAAATTTAATTGGCTTAAAAGTTAGTTTCGGCGTATCCGAATCAGAATCCAAACGCATCTCGGTAATCAGTGTATTAATATTCTTACCCTGCGAACCAACATATTTAGCGTATTGCTGGAAGGGCATCTTATCAATATCACCGCGACCAAAGATAGAAGTAGAAGGTAATGTAAGCTGGTATACATCGCCATCAATATCATCAGCTAATAGAACAGCCAAACGTTGTTGGAATCGGCATGCGCGAGAATCACCTTGGCCTGAACCTTTTATGTTCTGTGGGCATGACTCGCACGAACTACCTTGTGGGGATTCGATACTAGCGTCTGGGTTTTTACCATCGTTTGACCAGCAATCTGGTGCAGCGGATTCACCCGCTGCGTATTTACCGGCGTAGAACTGACGCGCTATATCACGACCACCATTAACGATGACGATGTTCATTGCACGGCCTTCGTTCTTTGCTACCTCTTCGCCCGATACCATAAGACGGAACACCCCACCGCGAATAGAAATACGCTTGGTTGTTGTATTGCCCGCAAGGGATTTTGTTAAGTCATCAAGCTCAACTTCTTTAAGGTAGTCGGGCAAATTGCTTGATTGGAACAGAGTAATATTACTCATTGTGTTTCTCCTAGTTACTTACGTTTGATGGTAAATTCATATTCACTATCGACATTCAATCCCGGAGGGTGTAGATCAGGATTCTCATCTATAAACTCCTTCATGTTTGTCTGGTGAATACGCTTTTCTAATAGCCCCATAGCACCGTTTTCGTGCATAAAATCGTAAAAGCTTTCCCAATCGTTAGTCCAGTAACGATTTTTAACTGTGCGATATGCGGTGTAATCAGGGGTAGAAAAAGTTGTTGCGCCGGTTTCTTTTGACAATTCAAGTAGCTTGTGTTTTAGCAACTTCATTTGCTCTTCGAGTTCGGCAGTGCTGTCTTTGTAGTTGCGGTAAATCTCTTCTTTCTTGTCGCGTATTTTTACGTACGTTTCAATAATTTTGTTAATAGGAACTTCCATGTTTTTCTCCGTTAGCAAAGGTGGCTAATACCAACGTAGCTAGAGGCTGTCTCACATAAAGCAGTGTCCATTTCCAAAGGAGCAAAACAATGTAGCGGCGCTAACCCGTTACACAACCCCTAGCTATGTTGGTACTAGTTTTTTTATAATATCACTTATCTTGACAATGTCAAGAGCTATTCGTTTATTTCGTTCTTGTAGAGATCAATGATCTTAGAGTGAAATAGCAATTTGTTTTGCAAGGCTGCGTAGAGCTTTGCCTCAACAGGACTTCCCTCTATGTGTACTACAGTAACAGGATTCTTCTGCCCTTGTCTATGCACGCGGGCGTTTGCTTGAAGATAGTGTTCAATAGAGGTTATTGGAGCGTACCAGATAACAACATTAGCTGCGGTTAAAGTAACTCCATGTGCTGCGGCTTGCGGCTGAATTAATAATACTTTTAGATCAGCTTCTTCTTGGAATTTTTTAAATATCTCAGTACGCTTTGTTACAGAAACTTCACCATTAATTATTTCACAAGTTATATTATTTTTTGTTAAGAACTCTTTGAGTAATCCTATGGTGTGCGTAAACGGCACAAACACTAATACCTTATGAGTTGCTTCCTCTATAACTTCTTGCACTGCGTTTAATCGCGCCGAAACGTCAAATTCTACTACATTCCTAGTGTCGGTATAGACTGCGCCACCTGATATCTGTAATAGCTTAGTTAAGTTAGCAGCGGCGTTAACCGACGAAACATCTTCTCCTGCTGCGCTAATCAACATATCCTTCTTCAATTGCTTATAGTATTTAGACTGCTGTGGTGATAGTGGGGTAAACCGAGACACATGTGTCACATCTGGTAAATCAAGGCATTCGGCTTTAGTATATCGGATAGCAGGTTGCAGCATTGCGTGAACTACTTGTTCGGCATTTGATTTGGGTATCCATTTAAACCTAGTTAATTGCGTCATGAGGCTATCGCGGAACGCTCCGTAAATCATCGGTGCTTTTTCTGGCACACACATCTTAACTAAGCCATATGCATCTAAAGGAGATTGCGCGGCTGGAGTGCCAGTCATCATCCACATCCATGTTTTGCTGTTAACAATATCTTTGAGTGCTTTAAATCTTTTTGTGCGGTGGTTTTTATATGCGTTTGCTTCGTCAACAATAATAAGATCGAACCCACCATTTTTGATTTCGTCTTTTACAATATCCAAACCATCAAAGTTAATAACAACGTATTCAGAACTACCCGCAATGATTGCTTTTCTCTTAGAACGGTCACCATAAGCTATGTCAACGCTACGATGGATTGCGAACTTAAATAGATCGGCTTGCCAAGCGGATTGCATAATTGATAGGGGGCATATAATAAGTATCCGGTTAATAACGCCTTCCGTTAGTAAATAATCCGAAGCCCAAATCGCAGATGCGGTTTTACCTGTACCCTGCTCATTAAAACAAAATGCTCGTTGATTAACCGTGAGGAACGATGCGGTATCTTTCTGATGCGCCATAGGAGCAAACAGCCCGGGCCAGTTATAGTCTCTCAGTATCGGAGAAGGAACTTTACGTATACCGGCTTTACTTAACAGCCTTGCCTGTTCCAAATCCCAAAACACTACTATCTCACTAACATCCCCTTCCTTACCTACCACTTTACTTTTTTTAATAGTTTCGGTAATGCGGCTAGGCCACTTAGTGCGTACGACTAGTAGCTGGTTATCAACTATTTGCATGGTATTAGTCTGTAAAAAGGATAATAATAATCAGGGCTGTCAAAGGATTCTAGTTGATTTTTACGGTCAAGTAGTATGCCTATGTCCATGTAATCTCTATCTCCGCAATCTAATATTTCCTTGTAACCAACCATATCAGAACCAAAACGTACAAGCCATGCGTTACGTAATTGTTCTACACTCCACGACTCAAATTCATCATTGAGTATAGGGTCAACATCAGCCAAACGTGTAGGAAGAAATGTAGAAGGGTCAATCGTTCTAGGGTCAGTCCACCCATACGAATATCTTTCAGTAGCTTTATATTTAAGATCGCTCATTTCGGTTCGTGGTTAGATTTGCGTGGGTACGAGCGGTTGTCACTTGCGGTCTTTACGCGCAAGTTACCCTTAGTAGTTTTACCGCCTTTGGATAGTGGCACTTTGTGGTCAACGTCTTTACCGTCACCCTTATGCACCTTGCCTTCTTCCATCATTATTCGGCGGGCTTTATTACGTTCGGCGCGTTTCTTTTTTACTTTCTCAGTACCATCATACGTTTCATACTCATGTTTATATGGGCGGGGTTTATTTACGTACGGCATCGTCGGCTCCTTGCTTTCGAGATTTTGATAAATATGGGCTAATGTTCTTACGTTCTTGGCATACTAGGCAAAGCCATCTACTAATTTTCCCACACTTCTTCATAACCCCACCATCAATCGGGCGATTAGTTTGACACGCGGTGCAAAATTTGGTACTCATTATTTTCCTATACGCTAAGTATTACGTGTAGCACTTTAGACAACACCGGCGCTTTTTGTGGTTTTTCGCCAAGCAAAATATTCTGTATAAACGTTTCTTCAGGATTAGGCTTTACCGTTTTACTAATAGGTGCGTAGTGTGCCCCTATCTTTGGGGGCGTTTCTTTTATAAATCTTCCCTTACTTAACATATTAATATCTCCTATATTGGCCTCTTCCGTTGTGCTCACAGTCCGTTACGGCACAGAAATTACGGCATGTGAAATTAGGCTTTGGGTTCCAAACTCCATTACTCAAGGCGGCTTCTAACTGATGTGTGTTGCTCACCCATTTAGTCCATGCAGTTGATTGCATGTCGCTTTGATATTCTTTTGGAACCAAGTCTTTAGCTACCAAAAACAACAACCCTGCTTTAATAGTTTTTATCTCTGGAAAATTCTTAAACGTTAGTAATGAAAGTAGTTCTAGTTGTTTGGTATCAGCGTATTCACTACTCTTACTTGTTTTGTAATCAATGATCCTAGCTTTATCTCCATCAATTACTAGCAAGTCAACAATACCCCTAGCCCATACGTCAGGATCATCAAACTTACAAGGGGTAAAGTCTTTCTTCATCCCAAGCTCGTACTCGCAATACTTAGTTCCTTTTAAATTCCTCATCGCGTCTAGTTGGGGTTGGAACTGACTGAACTTCGGTGGAATCGGCGTACCATCCCTTATGTATTCTTCAGCCGCTGCGTGTACCGCAGTGCCATATAGCAAATGCTCTTGTGGGGGTTCTACAATATCTTTAACGATGCGCAGCCTGTGGTACTTACGTGGGCACTGTAAGAATAAAGAGATACTTGAATACGACCATGTGTATTTCATTTCATGCCTTTATCTTCTATATATGGTTTCTATATGTATGTTTACTGAATTGCAGTTGCCGGTTTTTGGGTTATATACCGTACCAGTAATTGCGTCTACATACGCATAGTCACAATTTGCATAAAGCTCTACCATCTCTCTAGTAATTGTTTCCCCACACACATTTATATCAACATTAAACCTTGGTAGCTCTCTTACCTTACTCATTTCGGATTCAGAAACACAACCGGCTTCGGCGGTAACATATATCATCTAATGATCTCCACTATGCCTTCGGTTTCAATCCACACCCTAGCACCACATGACAACGGCTTATCAGGTGAGTACACAATCGTACTGTCGCCCTTAATAGATACTTCATGCGCGTAGTCGTTGGACTTGTAGGTCTTCACTGTTAGCACCGGCTCTTTGTACTCGCGGTTTATGTTAGCGCGTATCTTATGTTGGTTGACATGTATGATTGTTTTCATAAGTTTGTTTAGGCATTTTTTTCTTCTGCTTCTAGTACACGCAAGTCGTTAGCAACATCAGATACACCATGCCAATCACGCCTTGCAATCATTACGTACATGTACTCAATTAGAATCAAACGTTGTGTATC